ATGCCCCTCACCGACGTAAAGATCAGGCAGGCCAAGCCAGGCGCTGCTGCGCTCAAGCTCACCGATGGAGGTGGGCTCTACCTTGAGGTTCGCCCGAACGGCTCGAAGCTGTGGCGGTACCGCTATCGCATTGCAGGAAAGGAAAACGTATTCGCGTTAGGAGCGTACCCGCAAGTCACGCTGGCAGATGCGCGTGCGGAGCGGGACGTTGCGCGGGAGCACGTAAAGGCAGGCCGTCACCCTTCGCATGTACGCCAGACGGAGAAAGCGCAGCAGCTCGCCGAGAACCGCAACACGTTCAAAGCGGTGGCTGAAGAGTGGATCAATGAGCGACTGGCAGCTCGGACAGAGGCCTATCGGCGCCAGGCGCGGCGGGTATTCGAGGCGGAGGTCTATCCGCGGATTGGTCGGTTGCCCATGCGTGAGATCACCGCGGCGCATGTATTGGACATCCTCACTCGGATGAGTAAGCGCGGGGCCACAGCATATGCCTTGCTCGTGCGGCAGTGGATCTCCGCCGTCTTCCGGTTTGGTGTCGCCACCTTACGGGCCGATGCAGACCCGGCCGCGGCTCTGAAGGGTGCGATTCAGCGGAAGCCGGTCAATCACTCCAAGCCGATGGCCGAGGCTGATCTCGCTAAATTTTATCGCGCGCTGGCCGACTATAAAGGGCATCGAGTCACAGTGATTGCGCTTTACCTGCTACCGATGCTGTTTACCCGCACGGTGGAGCTGCGGTGCGCTCGGTGGTCCGAGTTCGATCTGGATGCCGCGTTGTGGGAGATACCCGCCGAGCGGATGAAGATGCGCCGCAAGCACCTGGTGCCGTTGCCGCGCCAGGCGGTGGACCTGCTACGCGAGCTGCGGCGGATTACAGCCGGGGAGCTGTTGTTCCCTGGGCTGCGTCATCCGGACAAGCCGATCAGTGCGACCACGCTGAACCGGGCGCTGGAGTACCTTGGCATGGAAGGCTGGCACTGCCATGACTTCCGGGCTACCGCATCGACGCACCTATATGAGTCCGGCCGGTGGCGGGGCGAGGTGATTGAAATGCAGCTCGCCCATGTGGAGAGAAGCAGTACGCGAGCGGCTTACAATCATGCGCAGTATCTGGAAGATCGCCGGGCTATGCTTCAGCACTGGGGCGATTATCTGTGGACGTTTGCGCCATGCCCTAGCCCGGCTGCTCGCTGAACGGAATGGCCAGTGGGATGTCCATGAGTCATGACAGCTATGAATGCGTGTGCTGGTTCGCGTGACAGTCACGTTGATCAGATTTGAGTAGCGTTACCCGTCACGCTGATGGTTTAATTAACTGCACCTGACGAGACGGTCAAAGGTGCGCAAGAAACGCAAACGGCTCCGAGTGGTCGTAAGCTTTCGCACTCCCAGCCACGCAATGCGTGGTTTTTTGCGCTCTTCTGGCTGGGTAGGTGATAGAAAAACGCTCAGTGCTTTCACTGTGCGAGGTCAGAACAGGCTATGCCTGGGGAGTAAAATATGTCTAAGAGCAATGTCGTTTCCTTTGATAAAAAAGGAAGCGAGATTCGTGCTAAGGGCGATTTTTTGGCTCTGATCGATTCTGACATCAAGTCCAATCCGAATTGTGTCCAGCCGATTCCTGCTGGCATTTTTGAGCGTGCGGAAAGATTCCGCCGGCTGGCCGAAGAAAACCGCCAGCGCGAACTGCTCGAGGGCTAGGTTTGACTCAGAGTGCCGTAACAAGTGAAAACGGATGGGCATTGTATGCTCATCCGCTTTTCATTGAGCGGCTCGAGGATCTTGAAGCCGAAGTGGAGCGCTTGGTAAAAGCTGATCCCACAGGTTTCCACCATCACCCAAACTACAAATTCTACGAGGCGGTCATCAGCACCACGCAACGGACCGTTCCGCAGAACCCGAACCATCCGTCGTTCCGCCAAGGCGGGACGCTTGGCCGCAGGTTTCAGCACTGGTTCCGAGTTAAGAAGCACAATCTACCGCCGCGGTACAGACTCTTCTATCAGTTCCAGTCAGCTGCACCAAAGACGATCATTTACGCTTGGTTGAACGATGAGTCTTGCATTCGGCGGGCGGGAGCGAGAAATGACGTTTACTCTGTATTTAGGCAAATGCTTGAATCGGGGAAGATGCCGAACAGCTTTGCAGATTTAAAGGCACAGAGCGGGACGCTACCGACATAGTTGCTCTCAACATCAGGCCGCCCTTCGGGCGGCCTTTTGCATTTCTACCCATCCCTGAACTTCCATCTGTGACCAGCGCGAGTACCGGCCGAGCTTGATCGGTGCGGGGAACGCGTCGGCGGCGATTAGTTCGTAGATTGCCGATTTGCCAAGGCCCACCTGGCGGCAGACCTCGGGCAGCTTGATCAGGATGTCTATTGGCTGGTCGTTCATCGCCGCGCCCTCCGCTTACTTCTGCCGCCCCGGGCGGTGGCTCGCCAGCTGACGAAGCTGGCGATGTTGCCGGCCTCGTCGCCGATGGCGCCTATGGTGTGGTCCATGATCGCGCGCAGCTCCTCGAAGGTAGCGCGCTGGATGGTCTTGGTGCTCTCGACCAGGGTACGGCCGTCGGGTGTCTTGATCAGGTATTCGACGGCCCAGCGCATTGGCTTGCGCGGCGCGGTGCCGCTGACCTGGGCGCGGTCGTTGGGCATTTCGGTGGTGTAGAAGATGGTGCAGGTCATGCGGCGTCCTCCCCGAGCTGTTGGGCGGTGAGGTTTGCCTTCACCAGCGCGGCGGCTACTGGTGGGCAGACGCTGTTGCCGCACATGCGGACCTGGGCGGCTTTGCTGAGCTTCTTGCCGCCGGCGGTGCGGTCGTGGATATAGTCGGCCGGGAAGCCTTGGGCTGCGAACAGTTCGTGCGGCTCGAGCATGCGCATGCCGATATCGACGATCTCGTAGGGCTCGCCCTTGATCATGACCAGTGCGTGGCGGTCCTTGGTGGTGACGGTGTGCAGCGGGTCCTGCAGTGCCTGGCCTTCGCCGTGGCCGTAATACTTGAGCAGGAAGGCACGCACTTCGCCCATGTGACCACCAGTGGTCAGCGTGTGGATCGGCTCGCGGATATCCTGCCCGATGCAGTTGTTGCGCAGCTTCACCAGGTGGCTGGTGACCACTGCGTTGTGGTCGACGGTGGTTGCGGTTGGCAGCGGGCTTTCCATGCTGCTGCCCGGGCCGGTGTAGTTGCCGCCGTAGTGTTTGGCAAGGAATGCGGCCACCAAGCCGATCGGCGCTGCGCCACCTGGCTTCTTGATGAAGCTGTTGGCCGTCACGGTTGCCAGCGGAGACTTGACCGATGAGCCGCGATCATTCGACCGAAACTTGGTAATTACCGGTGCTACCAGCGCAAAGTGGCCACCCTTCACCTGGGCGCAGATGGTGCGCAGTGGCGCGTCGGCGGGCATGTTGCGCTGGGTGCTGCCGTTGGCGTGCTCGGTGATGAAAGGCGCCAGGGTCGGCACCACTAGACCGGTCCCAAGTTTGCTGGTGATGGTTTGCAGCGGTTCATCCAGGTGCTGGCCCCGGAAATAGTCGTATCCATGGTTGACCTTCACCAGGAATGGATCGGACGAATCCAGCACATAGCGCTGAATACCCCGGGCGATTCGGCGCAGGGTGTTTTCGGCAAGTGGCTTCTTGCGCTTGAAGATCGATGGGCAGGGTAGGGACCAGTCGATGATTTCCGCAGCGGTGCGCCAGGGCTTGAGGCGCTTGGCCTTGACGGCCTCGCTCGCCGGGTCGCCGTGGGTGGGCTCCGGCCAGACGATGGGCTGGCCGTCGCGGCGGGCGATCAGGAACAGGCGCTTGCGGATTGTGGGCGCGCCGTAGTCGCAGGCGCGCAGCACGCGCCAGTCCACCTGGTAGCCGAGGCGCTTCAGGGCGTTGGTGAAGCTGGCGAAGGTGCGACCCTTGTTCTTCGGGCATGGTCGGCCGTCAGTGGCCAGCGGGCCCCAGGTCACGAACTCCTCGACGTTCTCCAGCATGATGACCTTCGGCTTGACCGTGGCCGCGTAGCGGATGGCGACCCAGGCGAGCCCGCGGATCTCCTTCTTCACTGGCGCGCCACCCTTGGCCTTGCTGAAGTGCTTGCAGTCGGGGCTGAACCACGCCAGGTCAACAGGCTTGCCGTCTGCGATCACGCGCGGGTCGACTTCCCACACTGATTCACAGAAGTGCCTGGTGTGCGGGTGGTTGATGTCGTGCATGGCCACGGCCTCGGGGTCGTGGTTGACGGCGATGTCGACCGGCCGGCCGAGGCCGAGTTCGATACCGGTGGAAGCACCGCCGCCGCCGGCGAAGTTGTCGATGATCAGACCGTGGAAGTTCATCCCGGCTTGTGGGTGGATGCGATAGAGGTTGGTCACTGCTGAACCTCCCATTTGGCTCGGTGCATGGCCTGGCGCTTGCGAGAGCAGGCGGTGTGGTTGCCCTTGGTGCGGGGGCGGTTGCAGATGTCGCAATGCGGCGTCAGCAGTGACATGCAGAGCACGCCGGGGACGTTGCTGCGGGTGAAGGGGCGCCGTAGCGGTGGCTGGCAGGTCTCTCCTTCCTGGCTGGTCTTTTGGTGCGTATACCCCTTGACAGGCTGCGCGTGCGGGCGGGGCGTTGAGCGAAGCGGGGCAGCAGGGTGCGCGGCCCGGCGCACGCCTGTCAGGGGGTATGCGCGGGCTCCGCAGGGGCGGGTGGCAAGAGCGATAAGGCTCGCTGCTGCGCAGCGGCTGTCTATCTCGCCACCGGTCGAGCGCGCAGGGCGGCCGCTCGGCTGCAGAGTCAGCAGGGCGCGATGTGCCCGGCCGCCGCCGTGCTGTCGCACGGCCGGGGCTTGGGTGGATGCGGTGGCGAGGCTCATTCCGCACCGCCTTGCGCGGAGCGCAGCAGCCCTTCGGGCAAGCCGGTTTGTAGGCGGTCCAGCCGCTCGATCTCGGCCAGCAGAAGGGCGGCGGCGCGGACATAGTTTGCTCGTGCGTCACGAGGCTTCCACCACGACCTAGTCCATGGCCAGATACTGGGTGCTTCGTCGTTGGCCCCGTTTAGGATGTATGCAGCGGCGGCGCGGGGTAGCTCGGCGGCGTGATAGCTGTCATCACCCGCAGGCGTCATGCCCTCAGCGTCGATCTGACGGCGCCGCTCGGCGAGCACGTCTGCAGCAGCCTCGCTCTGCTTCGGCTGTATAGCGCGGGTTTTGGTGATGGCGGCGCGCAGCTCGTTGAGTGCTCGGCCTGCGCGAAGCGCGTACTTCACCGCCTGAAAGTCATCCTTGTTCTCAATGGCATCGCAGAGGCTTTCCGCTTTGGTTATCAGCACTTCTACCAGCTCAATTTGCGAAACAGGGTTCATGCTGCAATCTCCTCCTGCAGCTGCTGCAGGGCGATGGCGTTGCGGGCTTTGGCCTGCAGGCGCCGCAGGGTTTCGGTGCCCAGGTCGGCGCGGATGGCTTGCTGCAGGGCGTTGTGTTCGGTCTGCAGCTGCTCGATGCGCGCGGTGGTGCGGTCGAGGTCGTGCAGGGCCTTGCCTGCGGCCTCGGGAGTGAGGCGGGCGAGGGGGTAGGTGCGGCGGGTCATGGTCGGCACCTCACATGCACATCGGGGCGGCGGGCTGGACCTGGGCGTCGACGCGTTCCCAGGTGCCCAGCTCTTGCTCGCGGGCGTGGTGCTGTTCGATGGCCAGCTGGAGGATGTCGCGCAGGGTTTGCAGGCCCGCTTCTGGCATCACCACCGGGAAATACAGAACGACTTGCTCGTGTTCGCCATTGGCGACCGCTTCGCGCTCCAGCCACTCGATCATGTCTGTGTCGGTGATGCAGCTGTCCGCCATCTGTGCCATCAGCTTCGGGGCGGTGAGGGCGGTGAGGGCGGTGTGCAGGCGATCGGCGATGTCGGTGACCTGGCTCTGCGCTTCTGCGGCCTGGTTGGTTTTGTTGGTGCCGCTTTTCCGGACGGTGTCAGCGGCATGACCAAGCAGGCGAGCGGCGCGGCGAAGGGCTTGGCAGTCTTCGAGGGTTAGGCTGTTGCCGCGTTCGCGCTGCAGCTCGTCGAGAAGGTCCTGGACGATGGTGTTGTGCTCGGCCTGTTCCTGGTGCAGGGCGGTGCGCAGTGTGTCGAGCTGTCGGTTGATGCTCTGGCTGAGCTGTTCCTCTCGGGCGAGCATGCGGCGCAGTTCCGCCTGTTCGCCTCGGGTGATCTTCAGAAGGTTCTTCGCGAAGCGCTTGGCGGACTGGATGCCTTGCGTGTAGCCGGCCGCCCGGCCGGTGCGCAGGCCGGAGCAGTAACTGAGGCCGATCAGCACGGCGGTGATGGCGAGCATCGCGAATAGCGCGTAGAGCTGGTGGGTTTCGAGTTGCATGGCGGCGTACTCCTTGGTGGTGTTTCGCTGGTGGTGGCAGCGGTGTGGTGTCAGTGGGTGGCTTGTTGTTCGTATGCGGCGCGCAGGCTCAGCCAGGTGTTGAAGCCGTGGTTCTGAGCGATCAGGTGCAGCGCCTGGCAGTGCGTTATTCCGGCTTCCTTCTTGAGCTTCTTGGCCTGTTTCTTCAGGCGGTCGAGGCTGGGGCGGGTGGTCTGGTCCATGGTCATGCCTCCTTTGCGATGGTCATGGCCTCGTCCAGCGCCGCATCGGCGGCGTCGGAGGCGTGGTCGATGAGGACCGCCAGGTGGCGGATGTCGATGAAGCGGGCGGCCTTGGCGCTGCTGTCGAGGGTGGTGACGGGCAGCGGGACGCGGCCGGCGCTGAGGGCGCGGGCGAAGTTGTCTTCGTTGAGGTTGCGGAAGTAGCGCACGCGCACCTGGTCGACGGGCACGAGCACGTCGCCCAGGGTGCGGTACAGCAGTTCCACGGTGCCGGGGCGCGGCGCAGGGCGCAGGCGGAGTTCGTGCTGGGCCTGGCTCATGCGGTGGCCTTATCGAGCTGGGTTTCCAGAGTGCGCAGGCTGAGCTTGCCAATGCGCGGTGGCTTCGGTGCGATGGCCTTGGGTGCGTTGTGCGCGCGGATCTCTCGATTGATGCCGGCGAGGGTGGCCCGCGCGTTGGCGCCGAAGGCCACGAAGCGCGGCAGCGGCGAGGTGCTGGAACGAGGCTCGATCACGGCGCCCAGCTCGACGCCCTCGATGCCCACGCCCAGGCGCAGCATGGCGCGGCTGGTGTATTGGGCGCCCAGGTCGTTGGCCAGGCGTTCAAGCGCTGCGGCCAGTTGCAGGTGCTCGACCTGCAGCGGTGCGGCGGTGGTGGTGAGTGAGACGCCGGCAGCGGTGGCCGCCAGCATCAGGTTGGCCAGGATCTTCTCCGGCGTGCGGCGCTGTTCGGGCAGTTGCAGCAGCTCGATCAGCAGGGCGTCAATCAGTTTGCTGTCCATTGGTGTTCCCCTTGGGGTGGTTCCAGGCGATCTCTACGTGGGCGCGGGTCAGGTCACGAAGGTGCTCGGGCACCTCGGCCAGTGCGGCCCGCCGTTCCTCTTTGCTGTGCATGGCGAGGATCTGGCGGGCGTACTGGCGTGGCCAGCCGGTGGCGTTATGCGACATCACGCGGGTCCGGCTGGGGCTCTGGCAGCGGGCGGTCAATGCCGAGCTGCTGGGCCAGCCAGGGGATGCCGGCGCTGGTGACCCGTGTGGTGCGCGGGTACTGCATGCCGGCTTCCGGGTGGTAGTACTGGTTTTCGCGGGTGACCAGAAACGCCTTGTCCCGGTCGGGGTGGGCGGGCAGGTTGTCGCTACCCAGCAGGCCCTTGGTGCGCATCTGCGCCATCAGCTTGCGATGGCCGAGGCCCAGGCGCTCGGCAGCGAACTTGAGAGAAAGGCTCATGACCGGGCACCTCCTATGCTGCTGCGCTGAATGCGGCGCGGTAGTCCTGCAGGAACCGGCGCAGGTGGTCGACCAGCACGCTGTAAGCGCGCTTGCTGTCGGCGGGGAGGGTGAACTGCACGGCCGCATCGTCGATGCGCAGCTGAGCGTCATAGCTGCCACGTGGGTGACGGCTGATCAGTAGTTCCGGCTCCAACTCGTGGGCGGGTAGCCAGTAGGTGCCGCGTCCGCAGCGGATGGCCGTGCGTAGCATCAGTTCCAGGTCGCTGACGAGCAGGTACTCGTCCACATCGGGTACGCCTGACGCGGCATCGCCGTTGACCGTCGATTCGATGAAGCGGGCCACGCGGGTGCCGTTGTCACTGCGCTGGTTGTCCAGCGTGACGCACAGGCTGTGGCGGGTGCCGTTGTGGGTAACCCCGACGTGAATGCCTTGGCTGCACTGCTCGATCACGACGGTGGCCAGCACGCTGCGGTGTGGGCCTTCGGCGGTGAGACGGTGCGGAAAGGTGCCGTTGAGGCGCACCTGCGCTTTCAGCCGGATGAGGGCGGCGGTGTTGAGGAGAAGGCGATTCATGCGGCATCACCTCCCCAGGGACCGGTCGGGGTGGTGCGCGCATTGGTGCGGGCCTGGAGCTTGGGCTTACCGGCGCTGATGACGACGAGCATGCCGGTGGTGGCTTGCAGGCGCTCGATCAGGTTGCGGTTGGAGGCGCACGTCGGGTGGACGTGCAGTGTGGCTGTTGCCATGAGGAATTACCTCGTCTGTGGTGGAGACGAGGTAAATATCACGGCATGTGTTGTTTAAGTCAACACGTATCGTGATTATTTTTTGTGTGGTGCGTGATAGTCGTGCGTGAAGCGTGACGACTTGAGGATTCCGCCCACCAGGTGAATCTTGTCGATGGCGTCTTCAGGGAGGTGTATTGGCGGGTGGGACTGGTTGACGCTGTCAAAGCGGAACATGCCGTCGCGCTGGTAGATAAACTCCTTAATCATCGCTTGGCCCTTGACCGTCTTGACCATCACTTCATCGCCAGAGCAGAAGACCTTGTTGGGCTCGATGAGAACGTATTCCCCGTTCTTGATCCGGGGATGCATGCTGTCCCCGATTACCTTGAGGCCATAAGCGTTCGGGTCGTCGCTATGGATCATGAGGTAGCCATCGCCATGGCCAACCGGGAAGTCGATGGCTTCGAAGTAACCGTCCACGCCTAGCTTTGCCTGTCCCACGACTGGTACTGCTCCGTCCTTGGCTGTTCCAACCTGCAGTGTCTCGCTCTCTGCGGTTTCCCCTTTGGGCCATTTACCAAAGTCCTCGCGGATGGTGGGGCCCTTAACCTGGGTGTCGGAGAGGATCTGCTGTGCTTCGCTGTTTGCCATGTCAGCCAGCGTGACCCCTAGCGCCGAAGCTAACAGCACCAGGTCGCTGAGGCTTGGTGTCCTTGTCCCGCTTTCGTAATTGCCGACACGCGACTGGGATTCCCAGCCGCAAGCCTCAGCCAATGCTTTCTGGCTGATCCCTTTTGCGTTGCGAAGTCGCTTGATGCGTTGGCCTAACTTTTCCATGTGGCTGTTTTATCACGCTGCGAAGTAGACAATTCTCACTTTTCGTGTTGCTAGTATCACGATACGTGTTTAGGATGGATGCGAGTTGATTGGAGCGAGTCAAATGAACCGCATTGCCGAGATAAGAGAGAAGGCGCAAATCAAGCAGGGCGACCTGATCAGTGCATTGGGCTGGACCCAGTCACGGGTAAGCAATTATGAGTCCGGGCGGCGGGTGCCGGGCTTGGCTGAGTCCCGGGCTATCGTGTGTGCTCTCAATTCACTTGGAGCGAAATGCACGCTGGATGATGTGTTTCCTGCTCCAGCTGAATTGTGTGCTGACCGCCGAGAAGGCGATCGTCGCCAAGGCGAGCGGCGCGATGGAGATCGGCGCCAGGGCGAGCGCCGGGCGGAGGCAGCATGAGGACTACCGAAAATCAACGTGCTGTTCTGGAAGCCCTGGCGCGCTATTTGCGCGCGGGCTGGGGTGCGCTGTGCGGGCGGGACATGTTGGTCTTCGGCTTCGATCCGTTCCGCCATGGGCCGATATCGGAGCCGGATTTCCGGCGACGTGCAGCCGATGTGCTTGAGGGCTTAGCCGACAACAACCTCGTCGAGGATTGACATGAACTCCTCCTCGCTCAACAGCCCTTTGTTGACCAGTGTTTCGCTGAGCAGGGCGGTGAATTTGGCGATGCGATGGGCTTCCAGGTCTGGCTTCTGGGTCACGGTGTAGTAGACCCGACGAGAAAGTTGCAGCCCGGTGTCGTGATGAGGAAATTTGCTGTAGTCAGTCATTTTGCGTCCTTGTCATGAGGCGTAAAAAACCGGACGGCCTTACCAGCCGCCCGGTTCTCCCGACACACACCACCACAGTGCTGTCGGGTGATGCGGTAGATCGCCACGGAGTACGCCAGTACAGCTTGCCGATCTACCGCACCCGCCAGGGCACGGATGCCCTGGGTTGCCCGCCGTCTCCACCACAGATAGGGCGGGCTGTAGCGGCGGGGCTCATGCGGAGCATGGGCCTCGCCACCGGGATGCAGGCGGTTATCCACCACAGACACGCCGCCTGCATGTGACCACTGGCAAGTGACCACGGCGCAACTGTATCAAGCAGGCGCGGTGTGGTCACTGGCAGACTTTTGGGGAAACTGCCATGGGCCGATTCAAGTTCTGCTCCACCGAACGTGCACGACGCACACTGCTGACACTGCCGCAGGCACTGCACCATGCGGTGCGTGACTATCCAGGCGGCGCCACCGCCATTGCCGCCGTCGACGGCGATACCAATCCCACCACGCTCAATCACAAGCTGAGCCTGACCAATACCACCCACACGCCGAACATCCGCGACCTGGAGCTGATCCTTGATCTGACCCGCGACCCGCGCATTGTCGAGGCGATCCTGCACCCGATCGGGTGGGTTGGGGTGGATGTCTCGGACCTGCGCGAGACGGATACGCCCCGGGCGCTGCTGACGGGCATCAGTGAAATGCTGAGCCGGGAAAGCACGCTGACCCTGCACCTGACCAAGAGTCTGGACGATGGCGACATCGACGATGACGAGCTGGACGAGTTCGAGCTGATGGCCGAGCGCCTGGTGCATGCGGTGTTCAAGCTGGGCGCCGCTGTGCGCCGGGCGAATCGGGAGCAGGGGGTGTGCCATGGCTGACAACGCTGATCGCGCTAACGATCTGGTGCTGGAGCGCCTTGATCGCACCCTGGCCGCTCGGGTGCCGGCGCAGCCTGGGCGCGTGCTTGAAGAATGTGAAGAGTGCGGTGACCCGATCCCGTTCGAGCGCGTGCAGGCGCTGGCGAAGATGGAGTGCCTGCGCTGCGTGGAGTGCCAGGGGTATCACGAGCGGAGGGTTCGGGGATGACTGACCGTCACGAACTACTCGACGATGTGCTGGCCCAGCTGCAGGCCGGCGACCTCAAGCCCAGCACGCCGTTGGTGATCGGCAAGCGCACCCGCTGCGAGGTGGAGGGCGACAAGGCGCCGGAGAAGACCGGCTGGTATGTGATCTACGAGCACCTGACCAGCAACGGCAACACCTTCTACTGCGGCGCCTTTGGTGACTGGCGTTCGGGCGAAAAGGGCAGCTGGCACAAGATCAAGCCGAAGGGCGGCAAGCTGACTGCCGAGGACCGTGCGGTGATGAAGGCCCGCGCGGAGGAAGGCCAGCGCAAGGCGGCCGAGGCCGAGGCGCGCAAGCATCGCACCGCCGCGCGCCGTGCCGCAGGCATGTGGAAGCATCTGGAGGAGAAGGGCAGCAGCCAGTACCTGGTGAACAAGGGCGTGGGCGGCTTCGGCCTGCGCTACAAGCGCAAGAGCGGAACGGCACTGGTGCCGATGCGCAACGTGAAAAGCTGGGACATCGTCGGCCTGCAGGTGCTGTTCCCGGAGGTGCAGCCGAAGTTCGGCGGGAACAAGGCCTATTGGCCCTATGGGCTGGAGAAGCAGGGCGCGGTGCATCTGTTCGGCCCTGAGCCGGAGCCGGGCGACGTGATTCTGGTGTGCGAGGGCTATGCGACCGGGGCGAGCCTGCATATGGCGACGTCGCTGACGGTGGCGTGCTGCTTTGACGCCGGCAACCTGTTGCCCGTGGCCGAGGGGCTGCGGGTGCGCTATCCCGGCCGGCGCTTGGTGTTCTGCGCTGACGATGACTGGAAGACGGTGATCCAGGGCAAGCCGGTGAACGTGGGCAAGATCAAGGCGGAGAACGCCGCGCTGATCGTGGGCGGTGAGGTGGTGCTGCCGATCTTCGACGCCGATCGCGAGGAGAAGTGGACGGATTTCAACGACCTGCACGCGGCCGAGGGGCTGGAGGCGGTGCGCCGCCAGGTGCTGGCGGTGGTGCGGCCTTCCACCGTGGAGGCTTGGCAGGAGAAGTTGCAGTATTCGGACAAGGGCGGGATGGTCGCGCACCCGTTCAATATCGCGCTGATCCTGGGCAACGATAAGCGCTGGGACGGGGTCATCGCCTATGACTCGTTCAGTTCGAAGATCCGCAAGATGCGCACGCCGCCCTACGGTGGCGCGGCGGGTGACTGGAGCGACCTGGACGATATCAAGGTGACGCTCTGGCTGGCGGATGTGTACGGCCTGCGGGTGAAGAGCAACCTGGTGCTGGAAGCGGTGAACTCGGTTGCGCATGACAATGCCTTCCACCCGGTGCGTGAGTACCTGGACGGGCTGGAGTGGGATGGCACGCCGCGCCTGGAGCATTGGCTGCACGAGCGGCTGGGCGTGCCGGATAGCGAATATTCGCGCAAGGTGGCGAAGCGTTGGATGTTGTCGGCAGTGGCGCGGGTATTCCAGCCCGGCTGCAAGGCGGATTCGGTGCTGATTCTGGAGGGCCTGCAGGGTGCGGGTAAGTCGACCTCGATGTCGGTGCTGGGTGGTGCATGGTTCATGGATACGCCGTTCAACCTGGGCGACAAGGATGGCTATCAAGCGATCCGGGGCAAGTGGATCGTGGAGCTGGGCGAGCTGGATGCATTCAACAAGGCCGAATCCACGCGGGCCAAGCAGTTCTTCTCGGCGTCGGTTGATACCTACCGTGAGAGCTACGGCCGGCGCGTGCTAGATGTGCCGCGCCAGTGTGTGTTCGTGGGTACGACGAACCAGGATGAGTATCTGAAGGATGACACGGGAAACCGCCGCTACTGGCCGGTGACTTGTACGAAGGTGGATCTCGACGGCCTGCGTGCCGACCGCGACCAGCTGTGGGCCGAGGCGGTGGCGTGCTATCGCGCGGGGCATGTGTGGTGGGTTGAGCGGGACGAGTCGGATATTTTCGCGGCCGAGCAGGATCAGCGCTACCAGGCGGATATGTGGGAGGAGCCGATCATCACGTACCTTACCAAGCAACACATCGGCGATAGCGTTACGGGTGCGCACATTCTGGAGAAGGCGCTGAACATCGACCCGAGCCATTGGGACAAGCCGGCGCAGATGCGCGTGGGCAAGATCATGCATCGGTTGAAGTGGCCTCGCCGCAGGCGTGGCAGTACGCCCAGCGGGACGCGCGGCTATGTGTACATGAAGCCGGATGAGTGGAAGCGCGTGGCGGCGCAGCCGAAGCCGCAGCAGAAGGGGACCGCGTTTTGATTCCTGAAATGGATGAGATGCTGAAGCTGTGGGCGCTGGATATGCACGGCGGGCTGGGCGGTGGTGGTTCGGGCGGCAGCATGATCGCCGAGCTGATGGACTCGAAGGGCATGTTGATCCGCGCCAAAGGCGGTGGCTCGCGCATGCTGCTGCCGTACAGTGCGGACATCGAGCTGATCGTGAACAAGCATCTGGACGCGCAGCTGGCGGTGGTGGTGCGGGAGCATTATCTGAACCATCAGAGCCTGGATCACCAGAAATGGCGGCACTGTGGGTGTAGTCGTGCACAGTTCTATCGGCGGCTCGGTGCTGCGCATGTCGCAATCGCTGGTATGCTGCTGGAGCGCGCAGCGTGATTTGGCGCACCGTCCCGGCATGGACCACCCGCTTTTTTGCGGGCGAGACGCACGCACGCCGCGTAGTGTCTGGAGTCGTCCCACCTCCCTACCTTTTCACCGTGCCCGCACGTAGGGCGCACATTCACGCGCGCGCATCGCGCGCAGCGTTATCTTTTTCTCTCTATACGGGAGAAGGATCAATAAAGGTAGGACAGTGGGGCGGCGCCTTGTTCTGCGCGGTGTTCAAGCGTCTCGCTTGTCTGGAGTCTGGTGGGGCTGGTGGGTCTGCTGCCTGCGGCGCTGTAGCCAGTCATGTGATATTGCCGTTGATTGCCGGTGCGTTGCCGGTACGTCACCGTTGATTGCAGGGGTGGCAGTGCTGGCGCCTTGCTGCCATGAGATTGGAGGGGTATAAATCAGCCATCTTCGAAGAAGTGCGCTTAGGCGGCTTCACCACAAACCCGGCCATCGCGCCGGGTTTTTCGTTCTCAGGCCTCGCCGATTCGGCGGGGCCTTTTCGTTTGTGCCGAGGAGGCCAGCATGTCGACCGAACAGCAGGTGCAGCAGTCGCTGGCCGATCTTCCCACCTGGCTGCTGATCCTGGTGGCGCTCGCTGGACTGACCGGCGAGATGTGGCGAGCCGATGCGGCCGGCATGGCGGTGGCCGAGCTGATCAAGCGGGTGCTGCTGCGCTTCGGCGCCTCGGCGGTGTTCGGGTTGGCCACGGTGCTGCTGGCTACGGCTTGGGGTTCCAGTCTGCTGACGTCGGCGGCGCTGGGCAGCGTGGTTGCGTGCCTGGGTGCTGACGTGGCCAGCGGCTTGTACTCGCGGTGGCTGGCGAAGAAGGCGGGTGTGTGTGATGTGCCGGCGTCTGGCCGTGACGCTTAAGCGCAAGCCGCTGACTGCGGCGGCCAAGGGCTACGGCTACCGCTGGCAGAAGGCGCGGGCCGATCACCTGCGGCGCAGCCCGCTCTGTGTGTTCTGCCAGCAGGCTGGCCGACTGGTGCCGGCTTCGGTGGTAGACCACATCAAGGCGCCACGGCTTGGAGATGCCAGGCTGAGCGGTGACGCTGAGCAGATCGCGGCGGCCTGGAAGCTGTTCTGGGATCGCGCCAACTGGCAGTCGCTGTGCAAGCGCTGTCATGACTCGACCAAGCAGCGGATGGAGAAAGGCGGTCGACTCGGCTGTGCCGAATCGGGCGTGCCGATCGATCCGAACCACCATTGGAACCGCCCCGCCCAGGCCGCCAAGGCCGGGGGTAGGGGGGGTTAAAAACCCTACGCCTCCATGTCCTAGAACGACGTATGGATCACCGTGCGCAACGCCGGGAAAAATGGGGGGTGGGGGGCTTCGACCTGGAGGGGTTGTTTATGGCTGGGAATGCCAACTCTGGCCGGCACCCGCTGCCGGCTACCGTCCACATGCTGCGCGGCGACCCCAGCAAGCAGGGCATGGCCGCGCTACAAGCGGCTGCCCAAGCACCCGCTGTGCCGGTACAGGCCCCGCCGAAACCCGACTTCCTGAGCCCCGAGGGCGCGCAGGAATGGGACCGTGTGACCGAGGCACTGCTGGCGCTGGGCTGGGTCAGTGAGCTGGACATGATGGCGCTGGCCTCGTACTGCGAGGCGGTGGGCGATTGGGTGCGGTTCCGCCGCAAGATCGCCGACCTGAACGCCGAGCTGGAGGGTGACGGCGACGTGCAAACGTTCAAGACCGGCGCCCAGCAGATCAGCATCTGGCGGCAACTGGCCAACGATGCAGAGCGCCGCGCGAACCAAGCGGGGGCGCTGTTCGGCTTTTCCCCGGTTGCGCGCCGCGCCATGAAGGCGCTGGTGCCTCAAGGCGAGTTGTTCCCCAATGCACCAAGAGACGCTGCTGACAAATACTTCAGCTGATTGCCGTGTACTGGCATTCGCCAGGTCGGCGCTGGCCGGCGAGATCGTGGCCGGCCCGGATGTTCGCAACGCCTGCAAGCGGCACCTGAACGATCTAGAGCTGGGGCATTTGCGCGGCCTTCGATGGGATCAGGCAGCGGCCGATCGCGCCATCGGCTTTTTCGAGGACGTGTTGTGCCTCAACGGCGGCGACTACGAGGGCTCGCCGTTCCAGCTCGCGCCGTGGCAGGCGTTCGTCGTGGGCAGTCTGTTCGGCTGGTACGTTGACGACGGCGTGCGCCGCTACCGCCTGGCCTACATCGAGACGGGCAAGGGCTCTGGCAAGTCGCCGCTGATCGCGGGTATCGGGCTGTATGGCCTGGTGGCAGATGGTGAGCAGCGCGCCGAGATCTACGCCGCCGCGACCAAGAAAGATCAGGCCATGATCATGTTCCGCGACGCGGTGTCGATGGTCACCATGTCGCCCAAGCTGGGCGCGCGCATCGAGCAGAGTGGCCGCAACGAGAAGATCTGGAACCTGTTCTACCCGAACACCAACAGCTTTTTCCGGGCCATCAGCAACGACGATGGCCAGTCAGGGCCGCGCCCGCACATGGGGCTGCTGGACGAGGTGCACGAACACAAGACGGCCTCGGCCGTCGAGATGATGCGCGCCGGCACCAAGAACCGGCGCCGCGCCCTGGTGGCGATGATCACCAACAGCGGGTCGGACAAGAACAGCGTGGCCGGCCAGTACCACGACTACGGCGTGCGCGTGTGCCGTGGCGATGTCATCGACGACACCTTCTTCGCTTTCATCTGCTCGCTGGACGAAGGCGACGATCCGCTGACCGACGAGGCCTGCTGGCCGAAGGTAAACCCGTCGCTCGACTTCATTCCCGAGGGGCGCACCGATGGTATTCCGGGGCGTCGCTACCTGCGCGAGCAGGTGCTGGCAGCGCGCGGCCTGCCGGCGAAAGAGGCTGTGGTAAAGCGGCTGAACTTCTGTGTTTGGACAGCGGCGGAGAACCCGTGGATCAGCGGTGATGTGTGGCTGGGCGCCGCAGAGCGCGTGCCTATGCGGATGCTGCGCAATCGGCCATGTGTGGCTGGCCTTGACCTGGCCAGCACCACCGACCTGACATCGTTCGTGCTGGAGTTCTACCCGACGGAGGCCGATCCGCACTGGCGGCTGCTGCCCTACTTCTGGATACCCGATCACGACCTTGAGGGGCGGGAGAGCCGCGACCGCGTGCCGTACCGCGTATGGATCGCCGAGGGGCATCTGGAGACGACGCCGGGCCGGGCCATCAGCAAGCTGCATGTGCTGCGGCGCCTGCAGACGATCTGCGCGTACTTCGACGTGCGCAAGATCGGCTATGACCGATGGCGGATCGAGGATCTCAAGCAGCTGATGATCGAGCACGACATCGAGCTGCCGGAGATGGAGCCATTCGGCCAGGGCTACCAGAGCATGTCGCCGGCCGTGGACGAGTTCGAGCGTCGGCTGCTGGGCATGCCGCCCCAGGTGCTGGACGAGGACGGCAATCCGCTCGACATCGACGTGAGCGAGTTCGAGGTGGTGGAGACGTTGCGGCATGACGGCAACCCGGTGTTGACCATGTGCGCTGCCAACGCCGTGACCACCTCTGACCCGGCGAACAACCGCAAGGTCGACAAGGCCAAATCGAATGGCCGGATCGACGGCATCGTCGCCTCGGTCATTGCAACCGGCGTCAGCGGCTCGGCGCCGCCTGGTGGCGGAACATCCATCTATGACAAGGGCGTGGGCATATGAGCACCCTGGTGCAGATCCTTTCCTGGCTCGCCGGGCTGGTCGGCTTCGGCCTGCTGGTTGCGGGTGTGGCACAACTCAACGTGCCAGCGGCGTTCATCGTCGCCGGCCTCGGCCTGCTGGCCTGGTCGCTGCTTGCTGACCGAGCAGCGGCTGCTATCAAAAACAACGGGGTCTGAGCATGTTCTTTTCGAGCCTGCGCGGCACCGGCCAGCAGGGCACGCTGGAGAGCTTCGGCGACTTCTGGCGCGGCCTGATCGGCTCAGGCGGTGGCAACAGCGCCGGGGTATCCGTCACGCCCGAGACGGCGCTGGGCGTGCCCATCCTGCACAACTGCGTCACCCTGCTGGCCGAGACGCTGGCACAGCTGCCGCTGGAGGTCTACGAGCGCAAGGAAAAGGGCCAGCGCGAATCGGCCATAAACCATCCGCTTTACGACGTGCTGCGCTACCAGCCCAACGGCTTCCAGACGCCTTTCGAGCTGATCGAATGCGGGCAGATGGCATGCGGCCTGCGTGGCAACGGTTACTCGTGGATTGATCGGCGCGAGGACGGCAACGTCACGGCACTCTGGCCGCTGGACAACAACAAGGTTCAGGTGCTCAAGGGCGGCGACCTGCTGCCGTACTACCGCATTGGCACAGCTGATCCGGTGCCGGCGCGGATGGTTCACCACGTCCGTTGGACATCCACTAACCATTACGTGGGCCTGTCGCCCATCGAGCTGCACGCCGAAACGGTGGGCATGGCCCAGGCCATCACCCGCTACACCGGCAAGTCGTTCGCCAATGGCGCCACAGTATCTGGCGTCATCGAGCGGCCTCGCGAAGCGCCGGCGATCAAGGATCAGGCGACCGTCGACAAGATCGTTGAACAGTGGGGGCAGAAATACAGCGGCATCGACAACGCCAAGAAGGTCGCGCTGCTGCAGGAGGGCATGACCTTCAAGCCCATCTCGATGACCAACGTCGATGCCGATGTGGTCAACGTGCTCAAGCTGACAGGCACCAACGTCGCGCGGATCTACAAGATCCCGCTGCCGATGGTGAACGACCTAGAGAAGGCCAACTACAACACCATCGAGCAGTTGCTGATTCAGTTCGTGGTGTTCGCCCTCCTGCCGTGGGCCAAGCGCCACGAGCAGGCAATGATGCGCGACTTCCTGCTGCCGAAGGATCGGCGCACGTACTTCATCGAGTTCAACCTGTCTGGCCTGATGCGTGGTGACCAGAAAAGCCGCTATGAGGCCTACGCCATCGGCCGGCAATGGGGCTGGCTGTCGGTCAACGACATCCGCCGGCTGGAGAACATGCCACCCGTTCCGGGCGGTGACCTCTACTTGCAGCCGCTGAACATGGTGGACGCGACCAAGGGCGCCGACCTGACCAACCCCAACGTGCGCGCGCAGCTGGAGCTGCAGCACGCCGAGATCACGAGGATTCTCAGCCAATGAAACGCCACCTGAGAGCGGCCAGCATGCTGTTCAACCAGCCACTGCTGATCACGCCGGAAATGCTCGACCTCGGCGTCGCCTGGGCCAACCAGGTCATGCACCTGAACATCATCAACATCGGTGCCCAGGCGCAGGGGCAAGGAGGCGCAAAGCTGTGGCACGACGATGACGACTACTCCGCGCGCATGGAACGGGCCGAGGAAAGCCGACGCCAGGCCATTGGCCGCACCGGGGTCGAGGTCATCCCTGTCAGCGGCATCCTGGTCAGCCGTGCAGCCCATCTCCAGATGTGCGAGGTCATGACCAGCTACGAAGAGCTGCGGCGGCAGTTGCGCACAGCGGTTGCCGACCCGATGGTCGAGCGCATTGTGCTCGATATCGACAGCCCCGGTGGGGCCGCTGTCGGGGCTTTCGAGCTGGCTGCGGATATCCGTGCGATGGCGCAGCAGAAGCCCATCACTGGGCTGGTCAATTTCTCCGCCTACAGCGGCGGCTACCTGCTCGCCTCGGCTTGCAGCGAAGTGGTGGTCAGCCAGACCAGCGGCATCGGCTCCATCGGCGTGATCGCCAAGCACCTGGATCGCTCCAAGATGCTGGAGAACGCCGGGGTGAAGGTCACCACCGTGTTTGCCGGTGACCACAAAAATGACCTCAGTCCGCACGAGCCGCTGACCGACCAATCCATGCAGGTGCTGCAGGACATCGTGCAGGAGAGCTACCAGATGTTCGTTGGCGCTGTTGCCGAGTATCGCGGCCTGGCGATTGAGAAAGTCATCGCCACCCAGGCTGGCCTGTTCAGTGGCCAGCAGGGAATCACGGCAGGCCTGGCTGACCGGCTGCAAAGCCCGCAGGACGCGGTAGATCATCTGTCCCGTGCTGTTGCGGAGAGCCGCGCAGCTCGCGGCAACAACGGGCTGTCAGTGCGCGCCCGCGCTGCGGCTATCCAATCCCAACTCTGACCGCGTTCGCGGCAGTCACCCAAGCCCGCCTCGTGCGGGCTTTTTCATGCCCAGGAGGCACCATGTCCAAAGTTCTACAACTGCGTAGCGAACGCGCCGAGCTGAACACCAAGCTGCAGGCGCTCGCGAAACTCGAAGCCGACGGCACCAACCTCAGCGCCGAGCAGCTGCAGGAGTTCACCACCCTGGAGGCTCAGATCGCTGACCTGAGCGCCAAGATCAGCCGCGCCGAGCAGGCCGAGAAGGCTGCGGCCCTTTCCGCTGTGCCGGTGGACGAGGGCGCGCAGGGCAAGCAGAGCCCGCCCGACGGTCGTATCGAAGGCCCCTTCACCGAAAAACAGGTGCCCGGTACCAAGATGGCGCAGATGGTGCGCCTGCTGGCAGCGGCGCAGGGCAACCAGCAAGCTGCCGCGCAAATGGCGAAGGACGGCAACTTCGGCGCCGACGTGCATATGGCGCTGTCCACTGTCACGCCTGGTGCGGGCGGGGTGCTGGTGCCGACCAACTTCGCATCCGACGTGATCGAGGCGCTGCGCCCGACCTCGGTGCTGCGCAAGATGGGCGTGACCAGCCTGCCGCTGAACAACGGAAACCTGACCATGCCGCGCATTACCGGCAACACCGTGGTGACCTATATCGGTACTGAGCAGGACATCCCGCTGACCGGTATGACGTTCGGTGACACCAAGCTGTCGGCCAAGAAGGCCGCCGCGCTGGTGCCGGTTTCCAATGACCTGCTGCGCATGTCCGGCGTCAACCCGCGCGTCGACGGCCTGGTGGCGAACGACCTGACGGTCAGCATGGGCCTGTCCGAGGATCTGCACTTCATCCGCGCCGACGGTTCCGGGGTGCTGCCCAAGGGGCTGCGTCACTGGGCCATCGCCCAGCATGTCCTGCCGGCCCCGGTAGACCCCAACCTGGCTGCTATCGACCTGTTCCTGGGCGGCCTGATGCTGCGCATCGAAACCGCCAACGTAATGATGGCCTCGTGTGGCTGGCTGATGCACCCGCGCACCTTGCGCTGGCTGCAATCGCTGCGCGACGGCAACGGCAACAAGGCCTATCCCGAGATCGATCAGGGCCAATTGAAGGGCTACCCGGTCGGGCTGAGCAACCAGATCCCGGTCAACCTGGGCGATGACGGCAACGAGTCGGAGATCTACTTCGTCAACTTCGCCGACATGATGATCGGCGAGGACATGGACCTGGTCATCGACTTCAGCAAGGAAGCGGCCTACAAGGACGGCGCCGGCAACATGGTCAGCGCCTTCCAGCGCGACCAGACGCTGGTGCGCGTCATCGCCAAGCACGACTTCGGCCCGCGCCACCTCGAGTGCATCACCGTCGGCATCAACGTCAAGTGGGGCGCCGGCATGTAACCCGCTGCCCCGCCTTAGGGCGGGGCTTTTGCAGTTCCCCATTTCAAAGGTGATGACATGAGCAACGAACGTGTAGTGGTGAAGTTCACCCAGTCCTGGCGCGGCTACTCCAAGGGTGAGCGCGCCGGCTTCGATGCCGCCCAGGCCAAGGCGCTGATCGATGGCAAGGTGGCCGAGCAGGTCAAGGCAGTTCCGTCGGCTGCGGCGCCGAAGGGCGGTGAGGGCAAAGCGGGCACCGGAGGTCGCGGCAAAGGCAGGGGCGGCGCTGCCAATACCAAGCCGGAGGAGGTCGATCCGCCGCCGCCTGCCACTGAGCCACCCGCCTCGGAAACCGGTGCCACACCGCCGCCGCCCGCCGACGACGATGACGACGAGCCCAAGCCCTAATGGCCCGCCGCATCCAGTATGACAGTGCGGCTCAGGTGCTGAGCGTCGAGGATGTGGCCGCGCAGTGCCACGTCGAGGCTGATGATCTGCAGGCCGATCTGGTCGAGCTGGTCATCATCCCCGGCGTTATCGCCCAGGCCGAGGCCAAGACGGGGGCGGCGATTCGTCCAGCCGTCTATGAGGAGGAATGGCCCGAGTCTTACGGCTCGGGCCATTCCCTCGATGTCGGCCAGGCCGACGAGGTGCTGGCTGTCCAGCGCGTCGAGCCTGATGGCACCTTGACCGAGCTTCAGCCGTTGCCTCGGCTGCGGCTGGAGCGAGGCCAGCGTGAGAGCTTCCTGCACTTTCCGCAGGGCCGTCCATCCGGGCGGCTGGTCATCCGCTACCACGCCGGCGCTGACCTGACCGCCTATCCGGGCGTGAAACAGTGGTTGCTGATGCAGGCCGCCACTGCTCACGAGTTCCGCGAGACGCTGGTGGTCGGCACCATCCTGGCTGAGCTGCCGAGCCATTTCACCGATTCCCTGTTGGCCGAGATCACTGTGCCGCCGAGGTTCTGATATGCGAGCAGGTCGATTGCGCTATCGCGGCCAGGTGCTGAGCCTGGACGACCAGCTGCAACCCGTCGTTCTGGGTTCGCGCTGGGTGGATATCCGCACCAAGGAAGGTGAAACGCCAGCCCCGCTCGGGCTTCGCCAGCGCTCGCTGGTCGAGATCCGGGCGCGCTTCTCAGAGGTCTTCCGTTCCGGTCGCTATCTGCGTCATGGCGATCGGCTGTTTCACCTGGTCAGCCCCCGAGACCCGCGCGGCAACGGCGTCGAGGTGGTGGTGTCAGCTGAGGAGCTGATCGGCGCCCCCGCTACCTACACCGCCCAGCCTGGGGCAGAGCCGCTGCTATGTCGGGTATTCCTGGATTACGAAGTCGCCCGCCCTGGGCAGTTTGGCGGGATGGTGGAGTACGCAACGCAGCTGGAGGCGGCGTTGATCGAGGTAGGCCGGCCGCAGCCGGGTGCTGTGTTCCTGGTAGATGGGGTTCGCTGGCGTGTGGCGGGTCTTGTCGAGCGTGAGGATGACCGCGTCGTGCGGCGCATGTGGGTGAAACGCATATGAGTATGGAAGTCAGTCTGCCGCCCTTCGAGGGCGGCCCTGCCGCCTTCGGCATCGACGAGAAGCGCTTCGAGCGCATCCAGATCAACTCCACCAACCGTGCGGCCCGCTGGGTGAAGCGCGTGTTACTGGTCGAGCCGTTCTCGGAAGCTACCGGCGTTCGTCGGGTGATCTTCAATGACCGCATCCGCATCAACCTGGCCAACCGGAACGTACCGGAGGCGAGCATCGTGCCGTCTTCGGCCAGCATTCCGGCGCGCTGCTACCGGCATCGTGCCGATCCGGTCGACGGGTCCAAGGTCAGCGCCCGGGTGCTGGTGGATTGGTGGCAGGGCGAGAAGATCGCGGCGGGCTTCATCAACCCATCCAGCGACCGCAAGTTGCCGCTGGCCACCCGCAGCGTGCGCGCACGCAAGCTGACCGCACGTAGCAAGCGGCCCCACATCAAGGAATACCGCTACGAATACTGGACGCCGGAAGATGCAAACGGCCCATCCGCCGCCGCGCTGTTCCGCGTCGCGGTAGATAACAGCACGCGCGAACAGGCGGCCGACCGGCTGGCGTTCGAGTTCAACAAGGATCTGGATGAGGAGCTGTTCTGATGGAGGTGATCGCCACCCGCGTGACCGCTTACCTGGCCGATAGCCTACGTCAGATTGACCAGGCCAACGGCTACCCGCTCACGCTGACCAAGGTCGAGGTCGGCCAGTTCTACGAGGATCTGCCGCAGCCCGCGCCGCTGCCGGTCGCCACGCTGGTGGCTGCCTCTACCGGCGATGCGGTTACGCCCGAAGGGGTGGTTCTTTCTGGCCGTCGCGCGCGGGTCTACCAGGTGGAGGTCGTCATCGACTTCGACCAGCACCCCGACACCGAGCGGCACGCGCTGCTCGACCAGGTCGAATGGGGCATTGCCCGAGCGCTGCGAGGCCGGCCGCCGCCCCAACTGGCCGGGTTGCTGCAGAGCGTCGCCTTGGGTGATGTGCAATTCAACTATCCGGCACCCGGCCACAGCGTTGCCATTGTGCAGGCTCAGGTCGCTGTCACTTTCGTCGAGCAATACCCGCAACCATAGGAGGGCACCATGCCCAAAGCCACTGTGAAAACCGCATTCACCTTCCGTGAGGGCGGCAAGGTCAAGCTGTACAAGAAGGGCGACCAGGAACTGACCGCCGCCGCTCTGGCGCATGCCAAGGCGCACGGCTTCGTGCCGGTGCCCAAGGCCGAACCCAAGCCGGCCGACGAGGCCAAGTAGCCGTTCCACTCCCGCGCTTCACCTGGCCCCGCGCCGCATCCTGACATCGAGGTAAACCCATGCAAACCGTTCAAGACGCCAGCCTTATCGGCTATGGCGACATCTTCTCGCGTGCCTATCAAACTCAGAAAGCACTGTTGCCCTGGGGCAACACCAGCGAACTGAAGATCGCCCACACCGAAGATCAGCAGACGCTGCCCAACTACATCACCGGCGCGGGCAACCGCAACGTCACCTCCCGTGTCACCGGCGTAACGGCCAGCTTCACCCTGTACGACGTCAACGCCCGCAACCTGGCGTTGGTTGGTCGCGGCACCATCCATGGTGTGGCCGCTGGCGAGGTCACGGCAGAGGCCCATATCTGCGAGGCGGTGCCGGGCGAGCTGATCCCGTTCGACCACCTGCCTGACCTCTCGGCGCCGGTCACCATCGTGACGGCGGATGATGCTGCCCTGGAGCCCGGCACCGACTACCTGCTCACGCCCTACGGCATCCAGATCACCACCGGCACCACCATCACCAACGCCGGCATCAAGGCCAGCTACACCAAGCTCAAGGCCGACGTGGTCGAGATGCTGACGACTTCGCAGGTCGAGCTGGAATGCTACTTCGCCGGCCTCAACGCCGCGCAGGGCGGCGCACCAACCCCGGCACGCCTACGCCGCTTCAAGGTGGGCCTGGTGCAGGAAATCCAGCTCAGCGGCACTGCCTACGCGGCCTACCAGGTTACTGGCGAGCTGCTGGCCGACCCGCTGGTGACGGCGAGCGATATGTCGCAGTTCTATTCGTTGGGGATGAAGGCGGCGGCGTAAAGCCCTGCCGATGACCGAGCCCGGCAGTAGCCGGGTTTCGGTGATGGCGTTGTGATGGTAGATTCCCGCGACAACTGGTCCGGGAGGGAACCCTATGCAATGTCCGAATTGTGATCACGAGGCCCCGCAAGCCGAGTTTGGTGATGCGCTTCAGTGCCCATCATGCGGCGCGTTCTATGCCAAGGCCCTAGCAGCAAAACAGCGTAGGGAGGCACAGCAGGCCGAGCAAACGCCAGTCACCGCCGAACCGGCTCAGCCAACGCCGCCTCCGGTTAAAAAGAAGAGCGCCGGTTTCAAGCTTGCCGCTGATCATGTTGAGGTTGCTACGCGCGGGCTCAACGGTGCCCAGCCAGTGGTAGTGGTTGATGTGCAGATGCGGTTCTGGTCCATGGTCGTGTTTATGGTCAAGTGGTCGCTTGCGGCTATTCCTGCGCTGTTAATCCTGATGTTCATAGTGGCCGCGATCGTTTCGGTCGCGGGGGTGTGGTTCGCTACCCTCCTTAAATAGCGTTCCCTTTCTAAAAAACCTCGCCTCGGCGGGGTTTTTTATTGCCTGGAGAAAAGTCTATGGCCTTGGATCGGCTTATCCAGCTGACCCTGCGCGCGCGTAACTTCCTGAGCAAGGATGTGGAGCCGGCCAGCGATTCGATGCGTGAGCTGGCCGAGGAAGGGCGCCGGCTGAAAACCTCGCTGGAGGAGGCAGGCCGCGCCCGTGGCCTGGCTCGCACCCTGCGGGACAACCAACAGGCCACCGAAGGTCTGGAGCGCACCCAGCGCGATGCACGTGCCACGCTGGACGATCTCACGCGGGAGATCGGCGACCACGAACAGGCGACCGCTGGCCAGCGCATTGCCCTGCGCGAAGCGCGGCGCACGCTGGATGAAGCCGAGCGGGCCTACAAGCGCAACCAGCAGGCCATCAAGAACACCACCAGCGAGCTGAAGAAGCTGGGGGTGGACACCGACAACGCGGCGGCCGAAGAGCAGCGGCTGACCAACGAACTGGCCGAGGGTAAGCAGGCGCTGGCCGACAACCGCGAGGCGATCAAGCAGAAGCGCATCGAGGAGAAGAAGGCGGCGGACACGACAAAGCAGCACGCCGATCGCGTTGATGCTGCCCGCTCGGTGTTGAGCGATGGTGCCAAGCGTGTGCTGGCCTTCGCCGCTGCCTATGTCTCCCTCAATGCCGCCTTCGGTCTGGTGCAGCGCGGTCTGAATGCCGTGCGTGATGGCATCTTCGCGATGCTGAAAACCGGCGACGAGTTCGAAGGGCTCGACACGCGCATGGCCTCGCTGATGGGCAGCTTGGCCGCCGGTGAGCAGGCGACCGAGTGGATCAAGCAGTTCGCCAAGGACACGCCTCTCGGCCTGCAGGACGTTACCGAGTCCTTCGCGTTGCTGAAGTCCTACGGGCTCGATCCCATGGACGGCTCCCTGCAGGCGCTGGTCGACAAGAACGAACAGCTCGGCGGCGGCATGGAGCGGCTGAAGGGTATCGTCGCTGCGGTTGGCCAGGCATGGGCGAAGGAGAAGCTGCAGACGGAGGAGATCCTGCAGCTGGTCGAGCGTGGCGTGCCGGTCTGGCAGATGCTCGCGGACGTCACGGGCAAGAATGCGGCTGAACTTCAGGATCTGGCCAGCAAGGGCAAGTTGGGGCGCGACGTCATCAAGCAGCTGGTGGCCGAGATCGGGAAAAGCGCGGATGGTGCTGCGGCGGCCAACATGGGCCGGCTCAGCGGTATCATGTCCAACCTGGCCGATACCGCCACCGATTTCTACAACCGCATCGCCAACGCCGGCGCGCTGGAGTATGTGAAGGGCCGGCTGATGGAGCTGGCTGAGACCATCGACCAGATGGACAAGGATGGCCGTCTCGATGCGCTGGCCACCTCGCTGAGCAACGCCTTCATCCAGGGCGCGCAGTGGGTCGAAAACTTCGCATCAAAGCTGCTGACGGTCGACTTCGCCAAGCTGACCACCGACAGCAGCAACTGGCTGAACAGCTTCGGTAGCCATCTTGATGCTGCTGCCCAGCGTGTCCAGCTGTTTGTCGCGCCGTTCCGCACGTTGTTCAACGGACTGACGGCGGGCCTGTCGGGATTCGCCGCGCTCATCACCGGCAAGATGAGCGACATCCTTGGTGCGGTTGGCAAGGTTGCGGAGTACCTGCCGAGCATGCTCGGCGGCGAAAAGCTTCGTGCTGCGGTTGCCGATGCGCGTGGCGTGCTCGATGGGCTGACCGAGGGCTTCCGGGCTCAAGTCGAGCAGGACGGCAAGGACATAGCCGCCGCCTGGACCACGACCACCGAAACGGTGAAAACCAAGGCCGCCGAGCAAACCGCTGCGGTCAAGCAAGAGGCCGACGACCAGTTCGAGCACATCGTCCAGCGCGTCACGGACATGAACAACGCGCTCGCACAAATCGATGCGGCCGAGGGTGCCGCCCAGCTCAAGCAGTTGGGCGAGGAGATGTACAAGGCCTACCAGCGCGGCGACCTGAGCCAGCAGCAGTTCGCCAGCGGTATGGCGATCGTTCAAGCGCGGCTCAAAGCGCTGGGGGCTGCTGCCGGTGGTGCCGCTGGGTTCGTCTCCGATCTGGAAGACAAGCTGGGTGACCTCTCCAAGGTCCAGGCGGCTATCAGCAATGCAAAGACCGATGTCGACATCAACAACATCCGCACCGCGCTGAAGAAGCTCTACGGCGACGGGGCTATCACCGCAGCCCAGTACAACGAGGAGCTGAAGAAAGCCGCAGAACGCCAGCGTGAGCTGAAAGGCGCTATCGACGATGGTGCTGCGGCACAGGCGAAGAAGAACGACGCCGACAAGGAAGCCATCAAGACCAGCGCCGACCTGCGCGTCGAATCCGGCAAACGCATGGAAGCCGAGCGCCGAGCCGGCGACCAGGCCATGCAGGATCGGCGGCGCGGCAGCGAGGAAGCCCAGCGCGACATGGGCGCCATGGAGGATTTCTTCGGTGGCGTCATGACCCGCGCCCGCGAGCCCCTGGCGGCGATGAGCGATGCGGCGCTGGAGGCGTTCGACCGGCTCAATGGCCTGAGCACCGCCAATATCGAGATGGACACCAGCAGCCTGGATGCCACGACCAGCTCGCTGCGAAGGGCGACCGAAGCGCTGGATGACATGCAGGCCGCTGCAAACACTGTAGGCATGAGCGCGATTGGAAAGTGGATGACGCAGACGGCGCTGCAAAGCCAGCAGCTGCAGATCCAGTTCCTCGGGCAGAAGGCGCGCCTGCAGAGCCTGATGGAAGGCTATGAGGACGGCAGCATCACGGTGCAGCAGTTCGTTCGGCGTGCCAGTTCGGCGCGGCATGCGATGAGCCTGCTCAACGACTCGGATTTGCGCACGCTGGAAAGCGCGATCCAGGCCGCGAAGGACCGCATGGAGCAGATGGCCAACTCCACCCGTTCCACGCTGGAGGGCTTGCAGGACGAGCTGGACAACCTGCAGGGGCGTACCGAGGACATAGAGCGTCGTCGTTTTGCCAGCCGTCGGCGCGAGCTGGAGGCGCAGATGGCGGAGGCCAATGCCCAGGGCGACAGCCAGGCGGTGGCCAATGCCGCGCGGGCCCTTGGCATGCTTCGGCAGATCGAGTCCGAAACGGCGCAACAACGCCAGCGGGAAGAGCAGCAGAAGCGCATCGACGCCCAGCAACAGCCGCAAGGTGCTGCGCCGCAGCAGGCCCAGGCACCCGGCAAGGTGATCCGTCTGGAGGTGCCGGGCCGGCAAGCTGTCGACGTGGCTGTGCGCACTGAGGCCGACGAAACCAAGCTGCTCGGCGTTCTCGAAAGCGCCGGGCTGAGGAGTTTGTAATGGCGTTGACCCTGGATAGCGTGGACCTGGCGGACGATCCCGACCTGGGCGGCGACCAACTGCAGTGGATAGATGAATGGGAATGGGACCCGGTCGAGCAGGAACAGGAGCGTAGCCTGAGCGGGGCGCTGATCATCCAAGAAGGCGTGAAGCTTTACGGGCGCCCGATCACCCTCAGCAGCAACGGCGGTGCCTGGTTCACCCTGGCCAAGGTGCGCGAACTGGAGGCGCTGGCGGCAGCGGCGGGGCGGGTAATGTTGCTGACCCTGCCGACCGGCGCCACGCATCACGTGACCTGGAACCGCGTCGCTGGCCCTGCTGTGCAGGCCGCGCCCCTGTTCCGCCGGGTAGCCCCGTCGCCCGACTGGCTGCACGAGCTGACCCTGCGGCTGATCACCGTGGCCCCGCCGCCCGACCCTGAACCCCAACCAGATCCCGAACCCTGACCAGCCCGCCCCGTGCGGGCTTTTTGTTGCCTGGAGATTCATGGCATGACGATCAACGTCACCGATGTGAAGCTGCTCAAGAGCCAGCGCCTGACCGATGAAGATGACGGCGGTGGTCGTGCCACCGGCAATGCCGTGGTATCCGGCGAGGTCAACAACGTATTCCCCGACATCAGCCGACTGGACCGCACCACCGGTCGGATCAACCTGCGCAAGCTGTACGGCGGGCCGATGACGCAGAACGCCGATGCCTACCTGGGCGCGCATGCCATCGTCACCAAGGCGCCGGCGGATCCGCGCGTGAGCGTGCTGCTGTTCAACACCGGCAGCCAGACCGATGAGCGCCGCGACGCCCGCAATGCCATCGAGAGCTACGTCGCGGCGGCCACCACTGCGCAGTTCGATCTGCTGGGTACCCAGCTGGCCGGGCAGCGTGCAATCGCTTGCGTGCAGCGCGAGGAACAGCGCGTGCCGGAGATCGGCGACGTGTACCAGCTGGTGACTGCTACCGCCTCGCAGTACGTGCGCCTGACCGGTGTGGACGCCAGCCTGGAACAGTTCACCTACGACTACGGCAACGGCAACTTCGTCAACTTCACCCGGCGCCGGCTAGACCTCTCGATCAGTGCGCCGCTGCTCAGCGAGTACCCGGGCGGCCAGGTCACGCCGGCCGGCACCTCGGCCAACGCACTGGACGGCAAGGCCAAGGCGCGCGTGCTCAGCACCCAGGTGGCGGACGCCGCCCGCTACTACGGCATCAGCCCGCTGGCCGAGGCCATTGCGGCCGGCTCGCTCAACCTGCGCGTGCAGTCTGTGTACAGCCAGCTGTTGCCCAGCACCACCAAGGAATCGGCGCTGGTCGACGTGCTGGGCGGTTACCAGCGGCAGCTCTACCTGCCGGCCGGGCCGGCGCGCTCGGTGAACCTGACCGTTGCCGCCGGTGCGGTGGCGGGCGAGTCGCGCACCTTCCTGGGGACCGGCTGCGCGCCGGGCACGCTGAGCATCACCGCCAACGGTGGCACCTTCGCCGACGACAACAAGGGCGGCATGCGCTTTGTGTCCGGTAGCAACTGGATCAGCTCGGGGCGTGTGGACTACCAGACGGGCGAGGTGACCCTGGTGCGCACCGGTACCAGCTGGGCCGGCTCGGCCACCGGTAGCTACCGCCCGGGCGCGGCGGCAACCGGCGATACCATCACCGGCGAGCTGGAGATCAGCCTGGGCAACCGTGGCTACGTGTACACGCTGAACCTGGCCGACGCCATTCCGCGTGCCGGCACGCTGTCCGTCAGCTACATGGCGCTGGGCAAGTGGTACGAGCTGCGGGACATGGGCGACGGCCTGCTGACTGGCGAAGGCGCGGGCACCATCAGCCTGGCCACCGGCTCGGTGTCGCTCACCCTCAATGCATTGCCCGATGTCGGCAGCTCGCTGATCTACAGCTACGTCAGCTCGGCGGACAACGCCATCACCCAACGGGCCGGTGGCAGCGTGGTGCCGAAGCTGGAAGTGCGGCATACCCTGCCAGGTGGCGGCGTGCTGCCGGGCTCGGTCACCGTGACCTTCACGGCGGGTACCGAGCGCACCCTGACCGACGATGGGCAGGGTGTGCTCAGCGGTGGCGGCGGCACCGGCACCATCGCTTATGCGACGGGTGAGATCGTCATGGAGCTGGCTGCAACTCCGTCCGGCGGCATTGCCTACAGCTACCAACAGGGCGCGGTCGAGGGTGATGCGCTGGCCGTATCCAGCGATGGCAGCGGCATGGCGACCTTCACCGTTCCCGGTGCGCCGCTCAAGCCCGGCTCCGTGCGCGTGGACTGGATGACCACCCGGCGGCAGGCTGCGCCGGCCATCAACTGGCAGGTGATCGAGAGTGGCAACGCACTGCCGATTTACGATGGCCAGCGCGACCTGGCCAACAGCGCGAATGACAACGGCAACGGCGGCTGGCAGGGTGGTCGCGCCGGCACCATAAACTACAGCACCGGCCAGGTGACCCTGCAGGTCGCGCAGCTGTACGACTACGTCGAATACACCTACAGCAACGCCCGCCGCCAAGGGCAGATGGGCGCTGTGACCGAGCCGGTGCTGATCGCCACGCCGGTGCAGGTGCGCGAGCAGTTCGGCGGCACCTTGTCCGTCGCCGCGCAGGCAGCGGGCGTGACCACTGAGCCGCAGACCAGCAGCCAGGCCCAACCGCCGATCACCGTGGAGCTGCTGCCTGGCGTGGCCGAGGCCATCGTGCCGGGCTCGCTGCTGTTCAGCTGGAGCGGCGCGTTGTACACCGACCGCAGCGGCATCCTGTACCGGGACGTGGCCAGCAACACCAATGGCGGCACCGCCGTTGGCAGTGTCGACTACGTATCAGGGGTTGCCACGCTGAACAGCTACGCCGGCAACGCCACGGGTGCGGTCGTGCTGCTGGCCTGCCTGACGGCCTCGGCCGGGTTCAGCGTCACCGGGGCGACGTTCCGCACGCCGGGCGCGCCCCTGCGCGAAGGCAGCATGCAGGTGACCGTGGTGCGCACGGATACCGCCGCGATCGTAACCGCCGCCTCGAACCTCAATGGCGAGTTCAGCAGCGGCATCGTGCACGGCACCGTCGATGCGGCCACGGGTATAGCGCGCCTGCGCTTCACCTCCAACCCGGCCGACGATTCGGGGGCCAGCGACGTGCCGGTGATCCCGCTACTCCTGCGTTACAACGCGGTGGTGCAGACCCGCCTGCCGCTCGATGCCGGGCTGTTGGGTCTCGACCCGGTACGGCTGCCGGCTGATGGGCGTGTGCCGATCTACCGCGACGGCGATGTGCTGGTGATCCATCACACCGCCGAGACGCTGGTGGCCTCGCCGGCGGCGGGCGGCACCCTGCAACTGGAGCGTGACCAGCAGGCCGAGATCGAGGTGGTCGATGGGGCCGGTACCGTGCTGCGCGCCGAATCCTATTCGGTCGATCGCGCAAACGGCACCGTGACCTGGGCCAACCCGCTGGTGTTGCAGGACGCCGAGGGCAACCCGCTGGGCCTGCCCTTGATCGTGCGGGACAGGGTAGAGCATATGGCGATGGTGACCGAGGTGCAGATCACCGGCGAGCTGGGCATCAGTTCGCCGCTGCCCTGGGATCTGCCGGCAGGGGAGGCGCACGTCTCCAGCGCGGTGGCATGGGGCGATCTGCAATCGCGCATTCACACCTGGTTCACCCAGCAGACCTGGAGCCAGGGCGCGCCGAACTGGACGGATGCACCCATTGGCAACACCACCACGGCGCAGTACAACAGCCTCAGCTACCCACCGATCATCACCAATGCCGGCGGCATCTCGGGCAAGTGGGCGCTGGTGTTCACCAGTGCCTCGGCGTTCAACGTGGTGGAAGAGCAGCTGGGCGTAATCAGCACCGGCAACACCTCGACCGACTGCGCGCCCATCAACGCCCTGACCGGCGAGCCGTATTTCACGATTCGGCGCGACGGCTGGGGGAGTGGCTGGGCAGCGGGCAACGCGGTGCGCTTCAACACCGACTCGGCGCTGGGGCCGATGTGGGCCATCCGTACCGTGATCAGCGGGCAGGGCACGGTAGATGATGACAAGTTCGAATTGCTGGTAAGGGGGGATGCGGACTGATGGCTAGGGCTTATCACAGGGATCAGCCGGGGGCACCGGCGTTGACGTACACACCGGCGCCTACAAGCCAAGCGCACTTCGATGCATTCAAGACGATTCTCATAGCCGCGCTGGTTTCGGGCTACGGCGAGCTACCGGCAGCTGGCTGGGAATTGGTCTTCGAATCGCCATCGTCCTTGGTGCTGCGCAACGGCACCCGGAGCGGTTATGTTTGCTTCCAGCGCTCCACTACGGTTGAGGTGGTGGTCACTGTCTGGCTGGCCGAAACTTTCAGCGGGGTTGATGCCGAAGGCAAAATAATCGGTGATGGGGTGCGTAGCGGCACTGCTGCTAATAGCGCGGAGCCTCAGCGTTTTACGGTGCGCTCGCTGGCTGCATATTCCTCTTCCAGCACCTGGGCGCTTGTGGCGGATGAGGGGGGCTTTGTGCTCTCGATGAGTGGTGACGCAAGCTCCACTGCCGGGGTAATTGAAGGCTCGTACGGATACCAATACCAAGCCAACGGCGCGCTGTATTGTGGCGATGATTCTGCTGGTGATTTCATCTGTGTGGGTGGCGTCAACACGACAGCAGTCGGTGTCTCGAATGGTGTGGCCGGTTTTGGCGCTGGCGGCTTTACCGCTCTTAAATACCCTGATAGCGGCCTGCTGGTGGACACATCAGCGATTGATGTTGCCATGCCGGGTACCAGAGCAGCCGTCGCGGCAGTGTACAACTCACACCCGGCTGGAGTGATTCTGCCAACCGCTCACCTAGCCCCGCTGAGCTGGGTGGCCAATCAGACGGTTCGGGATCTAAGAGGGTGCGCGGTCGACCACAGGCTCACCGCCGTTTACAACAGCCCCGCTTCCCAAGCCCTTGGTGGCCCAGCATTAACTAGCCGTTCGATGAATACAGTGCTTGACCTGGGAGATGGGCACGCCTACTTCGTCGCGCGGAGTTACTTCGTCAGCGCGATAACCATGTTGCTGACCGACAACCCGGAGTTCTGGTAATGACAGTTGCCGTGCCGAGCTATCGTGCAGTGGTGCCGGGTTACGTCGTACCGCCCAGGGCTTCGCTGCGGTTTCGGCTGCTGCGGGAAGGAGAGGTGACCACCACCGTTAAGTGCTTGCGCCTCTATCGTAGTCGTGAGTCGATGGATTATCTGCCGATGGTGTTTTGGGCGGAGAATGGTAACGGCGAACATACCCAAACGTGTGCAGTTGACCTCGCAACCCTATTGGCACAAGGCGAGTGGCTTGCCATGGGGTTCGACGATGCGCTGCCCCGACGTATTCGTACCGTCTATCTCTCTCTGACCGAATCTGGCCTCTACACCTTCAACATCACCTCGGGCGAGGGCGGGGGCCAGCAGGGCGACCCCGGCCAAGTGTCGGGCCTCGTCCGCGTCGAGCGGTTGCCGGCGAATCGCGAGATTGTGCTGGTCGAGCGGCCTGCGGATGGTGTGTGGCGCCTGGCGGGCTACGGCCCGACGCCGGGTGGCAGCGGTGACATCGATGTGCGGGTGGTGGGCGGGGATGTCTATGCCATGGCGGTGGATGACTACGGTGTGCAGTTCGTCGCTGACTTGGCCGTGCAAGTTGGCCAGCGCATCCGTCCGACGCAGTACAGCGGCTGGGTGTATGAGATTACCCAGGCAGGGCAGCTGCCTTCGGTTGAGCCGGTGTGGTGGGCGGCTGCTGGGGAAAACCCATCCCGCCCGCTGGGCACAGCGCTTGCCGTGGCTCATCGTTACTTTCAGCCGATTGCACTGGGGCCGGGGCCGGTCGAGGTGATTTGATGATCAGCGTTTCAATTGCTGGAGGCTGGGGCCGTGCGGCCTCGGTCGACCGCGCTGCGTCTGCAATCCCCTGGGATGCTTTGCGCCCGCTCGACCGCCGCGGCGCCGCTCGTTGGCGTATCGCGGGCGTGGCGGATCGCCGTGCAACAGCTGCGCCTTGGACGCGGGTGCCTGCGCGTGACCTGCAGCGGGCGGGGCGTTGGGGCGTTGCGGGCGTGCTCGATGCACAGGCCAGCGCGCAGCCTTGGGGCTGGGTGCCGGCCAAGGATCTGTCGGCGGTCGGGGGTTGGGATCGAACCATCCAGCCGCGTGACCTGCGTCTGCGGCTGATCTACAACCCGAAGCCGGCCCGCAAGGATGTGGCCATCGCGGCAGGCCATCGCCGAGTCAACGAGTTCGGCCCGCGTTTTAATGCCGAGACGGCCCTGCAGGACAGCCTCTACGTGCCTGGCCCTAACTGGCTAGTGTTCGAGTTCGGCGGCCGGCCGTACTTCCCCAGCATGTCGCCCAGCGTCTTCTTCGACTTCCGCTACGTGCCGGCCACGCCTGCGATTCAGCCGACCGACATGCGGCCGGCGAAGGTGCGCTGGCAATCGGCGCGACGGCTGAGCCTGAGCAGCACGCTGCCCTGGGGCAGGGCGCGGCAGGTCGACGGCGCGCTGACCGATATGCCCTATGTCGATTACCCCGGCCCGGTGAAGCCGTTGCCCGAACCGCCACCTGACCCCGAGATTCTGGATACCTACATGATCGCCAATACCGTCAACCTGGTGGTGCTGCCCAGTCGCACGCCGATCGAGGCGAAGAACGTGCGGGTAGCGTTGGATGCTGACTCGTTCAGCTGGAGCTTCAGCGCCGACATCTTCACCCAGGCCGCCCTCGATCTGGTGCGCCCTGATGCGGACGGCGCCAAGACGGTCGAGCTGGATATCAACGGCTGGAAATGGGTGGTGCTGGTCGAGCGCTACAGTCGGCAGCTGCGTTTCCCGGCGGAGGCCTACAGCATCAACGGAGCAACACGCCCGCAGCTACTGGCCGCGCCCTATGCGCCGTTGCGCACCAGCCTGAACAACGCACCGATCAACGCCGCCCAGGCGGCCGAGGCCGAGTTGCTGAACACGGGGTTCACCCTCAGCTGGCTTGCCGCTGACTGGACACTCCCGGCCGGTGCCTTCAGCTACCAGAGCCAGACCGCCATGCAGGTGATTGCACGGCTCGCCGAAACGGTGGGTGGGGTGGTGCGCCCCGCGCGGGATGCGGAAACGCTGGAGGTGGTGCCACGTTACCCGGCGCCGCCATGGGCGTGGGAGGATGTCGACACGCCGATCAGCCGCATCATTCCGCCAGCGATGATGACCGAGCTTGGCGGCGAGTGGACACCACAGCCGGCCTGGAACGCCTGTTACACCTCGGGCACGTCGCACGGCGTGAGCATGCTCGTCCGCCGGGCGGGTACCGCTGGCGACAATCCGACACCGGACGTGTTCGAGGACTGGCTGACCGACCAGCCGGCCAACCAGGCGCGAGGCATTCACGAGCTCAGCAAGGGCGGCAATATCGAGATCGTCAGCTTCACCATCCCGCTGTTCCCGGTGAACGATGACCACGGCGTCGGCCTGGTGCTGCCGGCGCAGCTTTGCCGCGTGCCGGAGTCTTCCGGCGCCTGGGTGGGGCTTTGCCTGGCGGTGGATATCAGCGCCGAGGGCACCGGCGCGGTGCGGGTGAAACAGCAGATCAAACTGGAGCGGCACCACTGATGGCCACGACGAACCCCTGGAAGCGCTTCATCGGCCTGCTGCCCGGCGGTGTGCGCACCGTTGCGACCGTGCGCAGTATCGATTCCACCTCAGGCCTCAGTGAGGTGGAACTGCGCACCGGTACTCGCATCACAGTGCGGGGCGTCGACGTGCCGGTGAGCAGCAAGGCCTACATCGCGGACGGCACGATCACCGGCCCGGCACCGGAGCTGCCGCATTTTGATGTGGATGTGTGATTGCTAGACCCGCCAGGCTATTTGTCTGTGTTATCCAAAAGGATGGTATTCGAGCTCATTTGCACTTTTGGACCATTTTCGAAGTTCTTCCACATAACGCAGCCAGCGCCGTGCTTGGATTGGACATCAGGTATGAAATGAACGCCATCCCATCCTTCCTGGTGCGCCCGTTCGAAAAACCATGAGCGAACTGCCTTCGAGATTCGTTGCGCGCTCTGCCCTGAATCCTGATTGTAAAGTTCCAAGACGCGGTCACCAGGGCACAGCACGTTAGGAGTCTTCGGGGAGCGTTCGTTTGCATCTGGAAACTTAAAGTGGGGCACAGTTTTCACTCCGTTCTGTAGTTGGGCATTCTCGCCTGGCCGTGAATGAACTTATCAATCTGTCTTGATGATGTCTATTTGATATCTCACGCCGCCCCGCTCTGCGGGTTTTTTTTTGCCTGGAGAAAGCTATGACCGAAACGCTCGGACAGAAGCAACGCCGCTTTACTCGCCTGGTCGGCCTGCTGATCGAGTACGCCTACCAAGAGGGATACGAACTGACGTTCGGCGATGCCTACCGTGACCCGCGTGTGCACGGTGCGGTTGGCGAGAAGAAGTCCTACAGCTCGGCCGGATCGCTGCACAAGGAGCGGCTGGCTGTGGACTTCAACCTGTTCAAGGATGGCCAGTATCTGACGCGCAGCGAAGACTACGCGCCCCTCGGCGAATACTGGGAAAGCCTGGGTGGCACCTGGGGCGGGCGGTTCAATGATGGCAACCACTTCAGCCTTGAGCATGGTGGCCGGAAATGACCGCCTGGCTGAAGCAATACAAGCTGATCGCCAGCGGCGCAGCTGTGCTTGTGCTCATGGCGCTTTCCGCCGCCATTGCCTGGCAGTGGCAGGCCAACAGTTACGGCGCGCTGCTAGCTGAGCAGGGCAAGGCGCATGAGACCCAGCTGCGCCTTACGGCCGAGGCCAACGCCGCGGTGATCCTCAAACAACAGACCGATCGCCTGGTGCTGGAAGCGCGCCTCGCGACCCTCGACACAACCTCGACCGAGAAACTGACCCATGCACAAACTGAAAATGACCGCCTGCGCAGCGAGTATTCTGCTGTTGATGATGAGCGCCGCCGGCTGCGCATCGAGGTCCGCGTCGCCCGGGCCGACGCCATCGTGTCCGCCGCCACCGGCTCCAGCAGCCTGGGCGATGCAACCAGCGTCGAACTCAGTACAGCAGCTGGATCAGCTGTTTGGGATATCCGCGGCGGAATGATCAGCGATCGGGCGAAGCTGGAGTATCTGCAGGAGTGGGCGAGGGCGGTGCGGGCTGGCGAGTAGGAAGTCACAGCACGCCTTCGCCTCCCGCTGTATGGTGAGGTGACCCAATCAAGGAGGATATATGGGAAATCTCATCATCAATCGCAAGCCAGGCCAGCGGATATTCCTGTCGCCAGAAACCGAAGCGGATGCGGCCGAGCTGTATCGTCAGCTCACAGAGGAGGGCATCTGGCTTGAGCTGTATCACAGTCGAACGCCCGGCCAGATCGTGGTTTGCATCACTGCGCCGCCCGCGGTCAATGTGGCGCGGGAGGAGCTGCTGCAAGCGAACGATGGGCGCAGCTAACCCCTTCACCGTGGACGATAGGGGTATGATGCGGCGCTTTGCTTGGGGGATTTATGCTGCTGTTACGCATGAAAGGCGGAGTGACATACACGCTCGATCGCCAGGTCGGTAACTCAGGCAAGCATGGTATTTGGGAATTCCATCGATCCGCCTGCTCCTTCATGAGTCCCCCGGACTATACCCCGTACCGTCACGCCGCCATCTCGCCGGCCGAGCCGAAGGTTGGCGCGACGGTGCAGATGGCGATTTGCAAACCGAACGCTCCAGAGTCGGACTGGATACCCATCGGTGAAGGTGTTGTCGCTTTCGATACTGCGAGCCAGTGATGTCGTGGCGCGGGCCTAACTCCGCCACCTGAACCGGTCCGGCGTCTCGCGCACGAACCCTTGGCCTTCGCATTCCGCACAGTCCTCTCGCTTGCTGAACGAGTCATCGCAGGCGGGGCAAGGCATGAAGATGGACACGCTGGCTCGCGTTGAGAGTGCTGCATGCCGCTCCGTGTCGCCTTCTTCCTTGGCCAGCTGGATTGCATCGAGGGCGGCCCGGTACAGGTCCGGGTCGTCGATGGTGCGCAATTCTATGCCTCGAATCATGCGCGACACCTCGACCAGCTCATACTCGCCGGTCGGCGTGATGCAACGTTTCCCATCTATGCGTCCGATCGATTCCTCGCTTCGATTGAGCAGCTCCAGGCCAATGTCCGTGTGCGTCACCCTCGCGTCTATGTGGGAGGCGTTCAAGCGCTCCCCGGGCGGTTTCCAGTTAAAGGCGGAGCCCGACAGGTACCCTAGCGCCGGGCCGTCGCGTACCAGCACGTAAGAGCCAGAGCGCAGGAAGTAACGGTGACGGACTATCTGCTCTTCGATCTCGTGTGAATACGCAGACTCCGCAAGCTCGAGCAGATCGAAGTGTTCCAGGGGATCGATAATGCCCGCTCGAAGCATGTCGTCCGCGGCCTCGATAAGGTTTTCCCGATAGAGCCGGGGAAGGTCACGGCGTTCTGATGCGTCGTCCAGCATGCGATGCCAGCGCTCGACGGTCATGCTGGTGTGGTGAGTGAAGGAAATGTCGCGGCCCATGGTCTGCTCTGATGCTGTATATGCGTACAGTATCAGGCTGGCCGAAAACCCATCCAGCGCTTGCTGATCGACGGCTATAGCACCGGATTGCTGATGCGCTCGATCAGGTGTGCGCCTTCGTTGCGGACGTTGCCGGCCGCCCGATCCACTGGATACCAGTCGAACTCCTCGACGCCTAGGCCATGCTCAAGCGCGATGTCTTCCGCCTCGTTTGGACCTAGCTCTGGATCTAACCAGTGCAGGGCGCATTCAGGCGATAGCACGAGTGGACGGCGGTCGTGAATGTCCAGCATGCCGGCGCCGCTGGACGATGTGATGATCACGAAGCCGTCTCCGTCGCGGGGCTCGCCCATGCCGCCTCGCTGGAACTGGCCCAGGGCAGCGAAGAACATCGGCGCGTTCGTTCGCAGCTTGATCAGATAGGGCTGCTTGATCTTCGGATTCGCCTCGTCCTTCTTCCATTCGTACCAGCCATCGGCCGGCACAATTGCCCGGCCTGTCTTCCAGATATCGCGGAAGAACTTGGACGTGGCGGCGGTCTCTACCCTGGCGTTGATCGCCGGCGGTCTTTTCCCTTGCGCCCAGAACGGGGCATATCCCCACCGCACGTCTTCCATGCGTAGCCCGTCTTCGTCCTGGTGCAGCAGCTGAACCATCGACTGCGGCGGCACGTTGTAACGGCCGATCGGCTCAGGGCTCAATCCGCCGATGGGTATCTGTCCGAGAGCTTCCGCATATTCGATTGGGTACCGGTACTGCGTTATGCGTCCACACATGAAGGGTGCCTCGTGCCAATGTCTTTTCAGTCAGAGGTCGCGGGCGCGAGCTCGTTCGATCCGCGCGGGTTTTGGGTATGCACGGTATAGTGATAATGTACCGAACAGCCTGGGTATCCCCTGCCCAGGCCAGTTAACGAGATCTCTTGTGAAAATCAGCGACTCCCTCCTGATGCGAGTGATTAAAGCGCACGCCCGTTGGCGATGGCGTGCCTGACTCATTGCTCCGAAGACTGCATTGCTTCGATGCTCAGCCCAGCAATAAAAATAGCGGGTACTTGAGCGGGTATCAGAATCGAGTGATTGCAGGAAAGTCTTTGTATATCAATAGGTTGGTATGATTATGTTGCTGATGCTCGATAACTACGATTCCTTTACCTACAACGTCGTGCAGTATCTCGGCGAGCTTGGCGCCGAGGTCAAGGTGGTGCGCAACGACGAACTCAGCGTGGCCGAGATCGAGGCGCTTAACCCCGAACGTATCGTGGTGTCTCCTGGACCCTGCACGCCGAACGAGGCGGGGGTGTCGCTCGATGTGATCCGCCACTTCGCCGGCAAGCTGCCGATTCTGGGCGTCTGCCTCGGCCATCAGAGCATCGGCCAGGCGTTCGGTGGCGATGTGGTGCGGGCGCGCCAGGTGATGCATGGCAAGACCAGTCCGGTCTTTCATGAAAATACAGGCGTCTTTGCCGGCTTGAACAACCCGCTGACGGTCACCCGCTATCACTCCCTGGTGGTGCGGCGTGAAACACTTCCCGAATGCCTGGAAGTCACCGCCTGGACATGCCGGGAAGATCGGAGCGTCGACGAGATCATGGGCTTGCGGCACCGCACGCTGAACGTCGAAGGCGTGCAGTTCCATCCCGAGTCCATCCTCACCGAGCAGGGGCATGAACTGTTCGCCAACTTCCTGAAGCAGACCGGAGGCGTGCGCTAA